AAACGCTCAATCGAAACTGCTATCGCTTCAGGAAACGATCAAGCCGCCGGAACTTCTTCCGCTGGAGCTACCCTCTGCGGGTTAGGGACTTGGTCAAATCCGAGTGCGACCGGAAATACTTTCGATACAAGTGCTAAACAAGCATTTCGTGCTGTAAGCGGATCTCGCGTATCTCTTGGTTCATTGACTGAGTCTGCTTTTCGTGGATTACTGCAAGCTGTTTATACTGCAAGTGGTGCTAAAGGTTCTTACAAATTGTACGCTGGTCCAGCAGTAATGAACGCCATTACTGACTACACCCGTGCCGCAGTTACCAACAATCCTGTTTACAGCTTCACTCAAGATGTAAGCGGAAAAACCTTGGTTAATTCAGTTCTTCATTATGTCAGCGATTTTGGCTCTATCGATATCATTCCTGACCTTTTCTTGGGTCGTGTGAATGGATCGGCTTCCAGTCCTGACACAGCAGAAGGAACAGTAAACACAGATCGTGCTTACTTGATTCCTGACGATGACACTGTTTCCCTCAAGTTTCTTGAAGGCATTTCCGTAGTGGATCTTCCTGACAATGGAGCCGGCAAAAGAGCTTTCACTGAGGCAATGCTTACGCTTCGTGTAGGTAATCCTAGAGCCTTGGGATCAATCGTTTAAACACTTCGGGTTTATTATTGTTCATGTTGTTATTGGGGAGCCGGTTTAGGGTTAGACCGGCTCCCCTTTTTCCATTTAAATGAGTCTAAATATCATCGTAAGGGGGGGTAAGAAAAGCAGATCGTCACAGGACGAAATCGCTTATTACCTTCGTAAGGAAAACGAGCGAGCCGCAGTCCGCGAAAAGGCTGGATATGCACAACGCCAAAAGCAGGCCCGCAAGGCCGCCAAAGCGTTTGAAGGAGGCAAAGGCGACTTTCGACTTGCTCGGGTAACAGACTTAACCACATATGTCCGCCACGAACAGGAAAGACCTGGATGCTGGGCAGACAAAGGATTTCGTAAGGACTTCGAGAAATCGAACCCCGAGTGCAAAGTTAAACACTAATTTTTTATATCATGGCAAACTACGCTACCGCCACCTATTCGCAATTAAAGTCAAGATTCCGAGCATTGGCCGGACTTGATGCTTTACAGGCAACAGATGCTAGTTTCCTTCGCGATCTTGTAAACCGTGCGGCTCGTATAGCCCATGAGAGATACCCTTGGCCACAGTTCACCGTAATCGGAGAAAGTGTGGCTATAGTGACATCTGATGCCAATAGACTTCGGGTTTACGGAACGAGCAACAAGTTGGCAAACGATGCCAATGTTGTTTTTCGTATTCATAAAGAAGATCCAACTTCTGCCCGTTACCCTGACGAATACACATTTCTAACCGAGTTAGATTCGGGAGGTTATCCATCAGTCAAAATCATTGAGCCTACCACATTGGACGGAGTAAATGTTTTTGTCACCTATCGTAAGGATTTGCGGTCTGAGATAAACTCAGGAGGTGCGACAAGTGGTTACTATGGTGATGATTCGGGAGATGAACAAAATATCCCTAACTTCTTTTTCGACTATCTCGCACATTCTGCCTATGCCGGTTTTTTGCGTGGGGATGGGCAAACTGAAAAAGCATTTGCAGAGGAACAAAACGCTGAAGCAATGCTCGCACAGGAAATCGATTTAGTCAGGGAACAGTCACGACAATATCGAAATGATATTTTGCAGTATCGTTCCCCATCACAATTTAACCGGCATAACATTCAAGCCGGTGGCAAGCCTGTAAGTCCAGGCATAGCTAATGTTCAGTAATGGCAAGAACAGTAACATTTGAATCACTCGAGAAACGCTTCAAGATGGCGGCTGGTCTGCCAACCTTGACGCAGGTCGATGAGTTTTTCTTCAAGGAATCTTTAAACAGCAGGGCACAGACTGCGTGGCATCGATGCAAGTGGCCTGAACTGCTTAAACTGGTAGAGAAGTCAGTTGGATCGACCACTAACCCAACAGCAGATAAAGCAGTGCAGATCGACAATGATTTAAACATCATGGAGATCCACCAGGTTTATACGAAGAATCCATTTACTGACAGCACGGCGGTATTGTTAGATTTTAAGTTACTGGACGGATATTTAATTTTACCAGCAAACAGTTCGGTATCATCTGTCTTTATTGTAGGGACCGCAGTTCGGCCAACCTATGGAAAGGATGCAGGCGAGGAATCGAATGTTCCTGACTTTTTAGCCAACTACCTGGTGGCCGGTGGACTCAGCGACTTTCTTCGTGGAGACGGACAGACAGAGGCGGCCATGCAGGAGGAGAACAGGGCGGAAGAATATCTCGCACTGGAAATTGATCGGGCAGAACGCCTTCAATCGCAAAACAAAATAACCTTTAACACCTATCCGAGCTATTCGTTCGGCATTTCAGTTTTAACCACATCATAAAATGGGCATATCATCATTCAATATTCAGAACAGCATGGGAGCAAATGGTTGCGTCTATGTTAATGGCACAGGAGCAAACACAGGCGACTTTATCGCAGTACAATTTACTGAGGATTCAGTGGTTGGAGCAATCACGGGACAGATGGAAAATTCGGCAGATTTAATATCTGACGGTACAACATTTGGAAAAGGTGACACTTTGACCTTACCGTTTACTAGCATAACGCTAAATAGCGGTGCGGCCATTCTGTATAAAGCATAAAAGGTTATGCCTTTTCTAGGATTAGGGGTTCAACTCGGCCATACTCTACCCCCATCAGGCGGTGGTGCAGGTTTTAGTAACACCTACAGCGTAGACTTTGATGGAACTAATGACAATGTAGCCATCTCTTACGATAGCTCTTTAGATATTACAGGTGCTTTGTCGATAACATCTTGGGTAAAGTTTGATTCTTTAAGCGGCTTTCCTATGATTTATGCTATCGGAAATTATTTTGACGGATATAATGGCACTAGCGGACATCAGTTTTATTCAAGTTCAAATAAGGTTGCTTTTTTTGACACAGGAACCGGGGGTGCACCTTCATTCTCCTCGACAACATTAAGCACGGGAACTTGGTATCATCTAGCTGTTACTCGTTCTGCCTCTAGAGGTATTACTTTTTATGTTAACGGAAGTTCGGCTGGAACACATACTCGGACGGGTACGCCCTCTACCAGTACTCTAGACATTAAAATCGGATCGGACGGAGGAAATAATAACTATTTAAACGGTCTGATTGATGAGGTAGCTGTATTTAATTCTGTTTTATCCGCATCTGATATAACATCTATCTACAACAGTGGTGTACCTGCTGACTTATCTTCGTACTCGCCTGTTGCTTGGTGGCGTATGGGCGACAATGATGGCGGTACAGGTACGACTATTACCGATCAAGGAAGCGGAGGTAACGACGGTACTCTTACTAACGGTCCAACCTTTTCAACCACAGTACCCTCTTAATAACTATGAGCAGACAATATGTAATTCTAAACGCTGACGAAGTAAGTACCGTTAACTTTGACGAAGTACTTGAAACCTCGGCAGATACTTTGCGATACAATGTCGCGGGTACTAAGACCTTCGTAAAGTTCGAGGGAGATACGCCTTCGTTCTTAGAGGGTAAAACCGCCAACACTCATTCCGAGATGCTTGAGATTCTAGCAGGCGAGGAGTGGACAGACCCTGACGCGAATCCTTAAAATTATGAGCGACTTACAAAATCAAACACCCGCAGATACATACAAGGGATTACTACAGGTTGGAGATTATACTGATGGTATCACTAATAATACGGGAGCTAATGCACTTCAGGTTACCGATGGAGCGGGAGTCAACACAGCACTAGCACTTTCTACCACTCGTGTAGGTGTAGGTAAAACCTCTCCACAGGCAGAGTTAGATGTAAGTGGAGGTATTGAAGCAACAACCTTAACCACTAGCGGAGCGGTAACAGCAGGTTCTGTTTCTACGGGTGGGGCAGTAGGGGCCGGCTCAATTGATGTAAGCGGAAATGTAGTTGCAGATGAGTATGCATTGGATCAAATAGGCTCAAGCAGTTCTGCGGTAGCAATTCACGCACCTGACACCAACGAGCTTGCGATCCGCACAAATTCGACTGAAGCAATGCGCATCGACTCTTCAGGCAATGTAGGTATTGGTAATACGAATCCTGATAGATGGACGGCGCAGTTTGGTAATTCCACTACACTCTCAATTGGTGGAACAAAACCGGCAGAGATTGAGTTAGGTTTTAATGCTGTGGCTTACGGTAATTTTATTACAGGAACTGGCGGATTGGCTTTCATGAATTACTCGAATAGTGGGAATTCAACAGCACAGGATGGGAATTCCATATTTATTGCAGGCATTTATGGCCAAACTGTATCAAACACAGTCAATTCGAACCCCGACGGAAACGCAGGTGGTCGTTTAAGATTTTTCACAAAACCAATCGATGGTGGGCCTGTTGAATGTATGCGTATTGACGATGACGGCAATGTCGGTATTGGCACTACGAGCTTCGGTACAGATGCTAGTGGTGTCATAGGTATAGCAAACGCCACTGCTCCTACATCTAGCCCTGCCGACATGGTGCAGTTGTATGCTGAAGATGTAAGTGCTTCGTCCGAGTTAAGAGTAAGAGATGAAGCTGGTAATGTCACTACTCTATCACCTCACGCTAAAGATGCTCCTGATAGTTTATATGATAACGGTAAAGGTGTAGATGAAATGCATCGTGTAGCCAACCATTACTTAGGTACTATTACTTTCACAAATGTTGACCGTCGTAACGCACTTATGCAGAAACAATTAAACGGTGAGGAGTTACCTGAAGATCGTACATTTACAGTAACGGAAACATTTGCTGAGTACAACGCTCGCACAGGTGCTGACTTACAAGTAGAAGATTGGGATGCAAATCAACAAGCTATGTTTAACGCTCAAGAAGAAAAGGTAGTAGCAAGACAAGCTGAGATAGATGCTTGGGACAATGAAGAAGAAGAAGCTCCTGAGCCTTTGCAATCTTATGTTAAAAAACCTAAACCCGATTGGTTACCTTAATTCATGGCAACGGAAGTCGGAGATAATGTACAAGTCAAAGCTAACTTGGCTTTTATGGCGAAGGTCATCGCCATCGTTGGCACTTGTGTTTGGGGATACTCCGTCATTTGGAACAAAATTAACGAACTTGACAATGGTTTGGGGAGAGTCCAACACGAAGGCACTCTGCTTGGGGATTTATCTGCTAGGATGATGCACTTAGAGAAATTCGCAGAGCAAGCAAAAGCAGATCTCGATCATTTGGTAGAGATGCAAGACGCTCCAATCACTTCCGACTATCAACAGTTTGAGCGACTTAATTATTTAGAAAAGGAGTTAGACAGACTCCGAGATAAAGTGGAGGAGTGAGATGGAGATTTCACACTATATGTTTGCAGGAGTTGGCGTTGCCATATCAATCCTCGCATTCTTCATCAAACGCAACAAGTGGGAGATCGATGATATGAAGGAGAGACTTCGCCAAATCGAGATTAGCGATGCCGGACAATCCAAGGATGTGGAGCATCTGACAAAACTCTCAGAAGACCGCAGGCGCGATATACAGAAACTATTTGAAAAACTAGATGCAAAATAATGTTCGAGCTACTTACACTATTTTTGACGGGTGGAGGATCAGCCGCAATGGGGAGCATACTCAAGGGTGTGTTCGGAATCCTCACAGATTCGAGGCAACAGAAGTATGAGATCGAAATGGCAAGAGAGGCGCGAAACAATGAGTTCGCGATTAAGTTCCAAGAAAGCCTCAACAGCGGTGATGGCGGTGCTTTTACTCGCGCAACTCGTAGGATGCTCGCGCTCATTGGGATGGGTACAATCTCATTCGTCACATGCATCACAGCAATTTTCCCATCAGTCCCACTCCTCAGTACAACAAACATTACAGGGGAAGGGAAAACAGAAATACTTTTCGGACTCCTCAGTTTTCCGGCAGAGCAAACCAATTTGGTCGTCACAACAGGACACCTCTGCCTCTTCCAAACATCAGTCGTGTTGCCGATGATCGTGGGGTTCTACTTTACACCGGGAGGGCGTAGATAATGATTGATCGGGTCTCAGTCCTAGGAATGTCAGGCACAGCGGCCACCTTTGGACTGTCTGCATTTGACTCGGTGATCGGAATTGCAGTGGGCTTAGTGACCTTAGTCTATATGTCGTTAAAACTCTATCAGGAGTTAAAGAAGTGAGCAGATATCGATCATACGGCAAACTAGACGATCCATTCGTGGTAGAGGGTGACACCTTCTTTCTGCGGATGAATGCCCGATTGCGACCTAATCAGTTAAAACCCGGTGAGGTTGCACTGTCGAAGAATGGTCGGATGAATGACGATGGAACTTGGCAACCACGCAAAGGGATGTCTACTCTATTTGGCACTATCACAACAGGAGATGATGCGATTACTTTACCATATGTAATTCTATCCGCATCACGATCAA